CAACCGCCCTTGAACAAACTGCCAGAAGCCGCTTCCGCCTTGTTGATCTCCAACTGAGCCAACAACGCCTGTTGTGCATGGGTATCGCTCATGGTCGCTATCTCATGGGCCAGCTTGGCTTTCATGTCAGAGTCAGGAATTACCTTGTCTAAGATCCCAGACACAGGGCCAATTAAAGAAGCAATTAAACTCATTTCTCTAGCTCCCTATTATTGTAGCTTATAGACGCTTTCTTATTATCCGCATTTGCAGAGTAGGCATTAAAGCCCATGTAAGCAGCAACGACACCAGACGCAGCGATAACATAAACAGAGGCTATGTCTGTGATAAGAGTAGCAGCTTTGTCAAAACCTAGAACAGAAGCAAAAAGAATAATGAATGGATAAATTAACATCCCGGCCAACGCAAATCCCGTAAATCTACGCTCTGCATTGCGCTTTAAATCTTGGTCGTGTATCTCAAGTCTACGGTCCTCAAGCGCAAGTAAGTTCCATTCGGTGCGCTCAATGGTTGAGTTGTTGTTTAGATCTGCCTTGTCAAACTCTGTCATTTTTGTTGCCTCGCATACTGTACGGCGATATTCTTTTCGCGGGTTATTATAACAACTTTTTTCTGTTTGTCATATACAACGTAGTTTTTTCCTCTTTGTACAAGAATCACTCACCACTTGCCCTGCTGCTTACCTACAAAATATATAACTGCCGCGGCTATAGCGATACCGATTGAACAGATTATAGTAATAATTATTCCATTAATTAAATTATCTATAGCTTCCTTCTTTGCATAAACTAGCTCTCGCTGTTCTTTTCTTTGTTGCGCCTCAATAGCCACTATTTCTCTCCAAGCAGATGGTCCATACACAAAACTTATATACTCTTTAAGCTCTTCTCTCATTTCTTTTAGCTTCTGCTTCTGTGTCCAGATCTCTAAAGCATTAGACTGTGTGTCAGAAAAAATCTTGTATAACGGGGGTTTTTTTGATTTCTGTTCAAGAAAGTCTATGTCACTAGACGCTTTAGCAAACTGTGAGATAGCGCCTGTGAAGCTGCTTATTTCTTTGCCTACTTCACAAGCCTTTTTAATTCCTTTATAGGCGCTTGTGGCAAGAGCTATCGCACTAACAGGATCTAACATAACGGGAGCTTTCTTGTTCTAGCGTTCTAGCATCCTATCCATTTTTGCGTCGAGAGCATCCAACCGGGTTATCAATCGGTCTATGGATGCGTTGCTCTCGACTTTAGTTGAGTACTCCTTGGCAAGCTCTTCACGAGTTCTGTTTAGCAAGATGGTTACGCGGTTTAATTCAGAATGTTGGGATTTTATCCACCAGCCCAAAGCTCCCACTCCAGCCGTTAGTACAAAATTCCATAGCGCATCCATCTCCACCTCTTAGCACTCCAAGTAGCCGCCGCCCTTAATTGCAGCCCCCATGCCGCGAGCCGTGCCACGCTTCATAGACGTAGGAACCTTAACGTCCGCAGTCTTGCCATAAGGAATACGTCCCTGCTTATCAATCTGAGCATAAGGAACTGCCTTCGGAGCAGGACCCGGTGCAGAACCTTGAAACTTTACTTTTGCCATTCTATTGTCCTCTTTGCTGTTTTAATAATTCACGCTGCATTGCGCTATCAATCCGTTTGTCCGTTTGAGCCTCTTGGCTCGCAAGACGTTGCTGGAACTGTTGACCACGCATCTGCTGATTCTGAGCATCAAGCTGCAATTTGGCCTGATCCACTTGTGCATCCGCTTGCTCTGACTGAGCCTTGATCTCCAACTCCTTCTCCTTCAACTGTATCAAAGGATCCGGTCCCTGACCAGATATTTGTCCAGAAAGCTCTTTCGCCTTCTGCATGCCCTGTGCAACCAACTGAGCAACCATAGCCTGATACTGCATCTCCATCTGAGCTTCGTCGCCGCCTTGAGCCTGCATCTGACCCATCTGAGCCATAGCCTGCTCCTCCGATTGTATCTTAACATGTTCCAAAACATGCTTTTGTAAAGACATAGCAACAGGCGGCATCTGGGCAATAGCCGGACTAGAACCAAATACCAAGTGAGCCATAATGTGAGACTGATGGTCCTGACCCGTAAACGCATGTAAACGCATCATGTCCAAAACATTTATGTTCTCTTGGGCAGGGTCCGCAGGCCGCGGCTCGTCGTCCGGTAAAGACTGCATCAATCTGTCAGCATCGTTCACGCCCAGCGCTTCATACATGTCCCGGTAAACCTCGTGCATGTTATGTATCTCAGGAGCCTGAGACGCCAACTGCAATTTAGTCTGAGCTAAAGCAATCCGCTGCGCCTGACTAAATACATTCGGATTAGATACAGGAACAACGTCTACGCGGCCGTCAAAGTCAGAAGCCATGACAGTAGCATCGTCACCCGCAACCGAATAAGGATACTCTTGTGGCAAACTCTCGCCCATCACACGCGCAAGGATCTTAAACTCTAAACGCATCGCATAATGAAGCCGCTTGTGTACCGCGCTCATTACACGGGACCCCTGCTCCAACATGGCAATAGTAGTCCCAACAGCAGCACTTTGATCGCCGTCGCCTACCTTCATGTCCGTAATCGTAGCAAAACGCTGACCAGCCTGTACAACAAACCCTAACAAATTAAATAACGTCTGATCCGGTCCCTTGAACGGTAATGGCATCAAACTGTCACGAATTGCACCGCCCGGAGCATCCACATCCCTAAATTCACCCGGCTGTAAAGGATCGTCGTCATCCCTGATCCGCAGGCCGCGGGCCTTGAACCCAGCAGGTAAGTTAGACAATGTACCAGCATCAATCAACTGACGTAGTGATGATGTTGCAGAACGAGCCAATCCGCCAATCGTGTGGATTAAACCAAGTCCGTAAAAGCCAAATCCCGGCAAAAACTTGTAATGTACAAAATAACTTATCTTTTTCTTCTTCTCGTCTTCCTCTGCGTAATTACGCCGGATCGACAAGATCTCGCCGTTGTCCTGTGAAATAGTGACAATGTAAGGAACCTTAATACCTGTGGGCTCGTCGTCCTCACCAATATCCTCGTAGCCCTCAAGATCCAGATCAACATGGCACTCCAACAAAGTGCAGTCGTAATCAATCTGATTCGGCTCAAAGCCGTCAATCCGGTCAATCTCGTCACGAATACCAGTAACATCCCCCTGAGAAGGTATCACATCAATGTCAAGATATATCCCAGCAACCTGCTTCTTACGCAAATCGTTCAAGTCCATACGCACAACCTGCGTGATATTCGGACAAGTATCTAAGTCAGAAGTATCGTAAGGAACCACCAAATGTTCCGCAGGGACAAACTTACTAATCGCACGACCTAAGTTTTCGTCGTAGTAAATCTTTTTAAAAGTACTTCCCGCCAGCGGTAAATAAAACAACATCTGGTCCATGTCAGGAGTGTAATCCTCCATAACATTAGTAATGTAGTAATTCATAAACTGCTTCACACGATGCGCCTGATCCTGCTTATCACGCGTGTCCTTGCCCAAAACTACAGTGCGAACCGGGCCGCTGGAAGGCAGTAACTCATTAAATGCCTGCGCCTGAAATTGTGTAGCAGCCTCGGCCAATAACGGATGCGTCACGCCACTCGCGCCGCGGAACGGAGTCGTGCGCTCCTCGTAATTAAAACCAAGAAGCTCTAAGCCATTCTTGTAAGTGTCTTCCCACTCCTGACGGCTGGACTTGTTGGAATCAAACTCCCCAATCAAATCAGACGCAATCCGACTTAACTCACGGTCAGGCATCTCTTCCGCCAAGTTGGCATAGAAATTATCGCCGTCACCGCGCTTGTCGCCCGGATCAAAATCCACAATAACACTGCCGTCGTCGTCAGCAATAATCTCAATCTCCGGCGCGTCAGGATCCATGTCCGCCGCCATCAAGTAAGGATCAGCGCCCGAATCAGGAAGCTCTAGCTCTATTTCTGCGCGTAAATCATCTTCGTCCAACTGACTTGGGACGTTAGTATCCATTAATCCACCAGTAGCCATAGGGCCCTCCGTCAATAATATACCCGCACCTTAGCAGATAAATCCTCATCTTGCCAATCATCTGTTGGTAATTGTACAAAATTACCCTGACGATAGCGCATTAATGCCTGTGTCATACTATCTACAAGGTCGTCATGCTCCCCGTTAGGGAACGCAGCAACCTCCTCAATTAGCTCATCAGCCCAAACCTTGTCCTCTGGGACCCATACCATACCCGCCTCAAACATGGGACTTACCGCATGCACCCGGCT